TGAATTCACAAAATCCATTATATTCATGGCGTCCTTACATGTTTCGTTTAAAAAGAAATTCAAGTTGAAAGATTTGTTATGTGAATTTGTATGTATAGTATTATGTGTCCCATTTTTAATCACATCCATCATCATATTTTGTTGTTCAATCATTATATTTTTAAATTCAGAAGTGTCCTTTAATATTTCTGAATTTTGTTTAATAAGCATTAGAATTAATTGGTCTTTATCAATTGTATCAAAATCCAGTATTTTATCAGATTCATCATCGATTATTGTATTTATTTCATCATTACAATTTTTTTTGTGTCTCCATAATCCGGCTCTATCGCAAAAAGTTTTTACACATTTTTCACACACATATTTTTTTTCAGAGCAACTTTTAGCAACTAAAGCGTTGTTGGGCGTTGTTAAAGCGTTGTTTTTATGCTTTGTGCTCTCATTGTGTTTATCAAAACTACTTTTTTTACACGTAGTATAGTCGCAAATATTACAGCAAAAATCGGAGCATAATTTAGCATCCAAAACGTTGTTGATCGTTGTCATTACTATTTTATTATGTTTTTTTGTATTATTATGTATTTCAAATAATTTTACTGTATCACAATGTATATTACATTTTTCACAAAAAAATGTATTTTTTACTGTAGTTTCTGTAACCTTTATGGGTTTGAATTTTGGTTTTGGCATTGGTTCAATGCTGTTCAGTGTAGCATTTAATGAAACAAAATATTCTTGTTCTTTCTGTCTTGCTTGATAATGGTCTTGACAATTAAAAAAGTTAATTATTTCCATAGTCCAATTATCCCATCCACCATTATTTCTTATAACCTCATATACTTTACATTTATAATTAGGTGATTTATCATTTATACAACTTTGTTTGTGTGAGTGTTTCCTTTGAACAAAGTTAGTTGTGTGACCTACATATAGGTCATTTACATTAGGGTTGTTACAAGTTATTTTATAAATAATTGTATTTGAATAATCAATTTCTGTTTTTGGCATAATATTATTTATATATTATTTTTATATTATAATTTTTTAAAATAGTTATAAGATTTTCTAAATAATTTTAATTTGAAAGAATATTTTTACAACTTTGCAAGAAAAAAAGTTATGGTCACAAATTTTTCAAAACTTTTTTGTGACGTGACGCTAATTTTTTTTATGGTCTCAGTAAAAAACTTCAAATATTCACGTTTTTCTAATTTCCAAAAGTATTTTCATTTTTCATTTTTGGACAAAAATAAATGTCCAAAAATCACTTTCCAAAAATAATGTTGGAATTTCAAAAAATGTAACATTTTATATAATAAATTTGGGAAACTACTTAAAGCGGTGATACATTCAGTTTTGTATGGTTTCACATATGGTACAATATGTAATTGTTTGTGACCGTTCTAGGTCAGTATCTACAGTATGATTGACATAATTATGACAGCACAATTGATCCAAATGTTCATTACAAATTTTTATCAAATCATTAAAATGTTTTATTTTATCATTAAAAAAAATCTTATCGTTGGGTTGAACCAATATATCATCACAATTTTCCGGAAATTCACAAAGAGAATTGTATCTAATATCATCAAGTGTTTCTATTATATATTCCAACTTTTGTATAATCTTGACGTAGTTTCTTTTACACGATAAAAAATAATTTAAACTCATATTGGTTTATATTATTTATATAGTATTTTTTAAATGTATTTTATATAGTTATAAAATATAACTTGCAATTGTCTTCACGAAGCAGATTTAAGAATAAATGCTATACAGCGCTGAAATATTATCGTTTTCACGTTTTATCAACTTATCTACAATATCTTTTGTGATTGTAAATGGGAATTCTACTTTCAACGACATATCTTGCTCAAATAAATTCGAACCCGGTTTCATCAATCTATACAAGTTAAGTTTTGTATGTATTATTTCTAGACAACGCTTCAGATTTCTTACTCCATCTTCTTTATTGCAATGATTGTCGATTATATAATGAATTGTTTGCTCTGGAATAATTATTTCTGAATTAGTGAAACGCACTTGTTCACAAATTTTGGGCAATAAATAACTCTTTGATATATTCGTCTTTTCCTTTTGACTGTAACCCTTTGTCTTTATTCTATACATTCTATCCTTCAAAATTGGATTCACTTTTGACTCATCATTGTAACTAAATATAAATAGACACTTACTTAAATCAAAGTCGATCTCGGCAAAATATTTGTCGTGAAATTGTGAGTTTTGCGATGTATCTGTTAAATGAGTCAAAATACCGGCAATTTCCTCGCCTCTTGGCGTATCACTAATCTTATCCAATTCGTCAAAATATATTACGGGATTCATACACTTGCTATCAATTAATATTTGAACAATTTTTCCCCACATCGAACCTTCATATGTATAACCGTGACCTTCTAAGAAACTACTATCTGTTGCGCCGCCTAGCGCAATAAACGCGAATGGTCTGTTCAAAATCTTACTAATTCCTTCCTTAACTAAACTCGTCTTACCTGTGCCTGGCGGTCCATGAATCGCAATCGCGGTTCCAATTGATTTTGGATTTGTTAGAAGTTGTCCTAACAATTGCATTATTTGCATCTTTGCGTCGTTTAATCCATAAACCGCGGAATCTAATGTTTTCTGTGCGTTTTCCATAAAATTGTGACACTTTTCGACGCCATCTTCAATGCTAATTGGTAAACCTTCGTATTTTCCAAATGGAATTCGCATAAAAGTATCAACCCAATTCTTAATTTTGTAAAATTCACCGCTACCTGGTTCCATATGCCGCAATGAATTAATTTTCTTCATTGCTGTAGCTTTAAACTGAACAGGTATTTGCGATTCTAAAAGTGTCATGCGATATGGTTTCTCAATTCTTGTTATTTTATTGATTTCTCTTAATTCCTTGAGTATCTTTTTTTGCTCTTCGATTTCCAGTTTTTCATAAAATGTAAAGTCATTTGATGTGTTTTTATCTTTAACTATTTTTCTGAATATTCTCAGATTTCGGTCTTTATATTTTTTTTCACGCTTTTCCTGCTTTTGCTTTTGGATTTTCAAATCTTTTTCGTATAATGCTATACATTTCTTAATTGATTTATCCTTTGGATTTTTCTCTAAAAGTTGTCTTAGTTGATTTAACGCTTCACTGTCAGACTTTTTATTTTCTGTAGTTTCTTCTTCAGATTTATTCTTCTTTGATTTTTTATTAACTTTTTCTTCTTCTACATCTTCATCTTCAGATGAAGATATTTTTGCGTCTTCGTCTTCAGTTTCATCATCAGAATCAACATAATCTTCACCTTCTTCGTCATACCATTCACTGTCTTCCTCATCTTCAACACCTCCAATTGTGAAAATAATATTGAGTTTATTTGATCCTTTTACAGCTAATTCTTTTTCACTTGCGTCTGCTTCGCTTGCGTCTGATTCGCTTGCGTCTGTTTCACTTGCGTCTGTTTCACTTGCGTCTGATTCACTTGCGTCTGCTTCACTTCCATCTGATTCAGAATCCTCACTACCCAATGTTTCTTCTGATTCAGATTCTACAACCTTCTTCCTTTTTTGCGATTTAGATTTCTTCTTCTTTGGTTCCTCCTCTGATTCAGTTTCCCATTCTTCTTCGCTTGAATCGGGAATATCAATAACCTTTTTTAATTTTTCACCTGCTTTGATTTTCTTACTTAAATGCTTAGAAGGAAATAGTTTTGATAAAAACTTACGATAATCTTGAACATCTAGTTCATCGCTACTTTCATTATCTCCATCATTACTGTCGGAATCATCATTATTATTTTTTTTATTATGACGCTTTTCGTCCTCCTTTTTAGAACGTTTATTTTTATCATTCTTTAATTTAGTTTGACTGTCGCGCGGCATTTCTTATTTTCTGATTATAGTTTATATTTTTAATTTTAAATCAAAATCAATTTTATTTTTTATCGAAAATATATTTTTAATTGTGAATATATTTTAATTGTGAATATTTTAATAAAAAAATTGATTATAAAAAACAATATAAAACTATTGTATAATAATATAAGAGATGTCGAAATACTCAAGTAATAATAACATGCCGAGAAATTGTGCGAAAGTAATAGGCATCCAATTTAGTATTTTGTCATCTGATGAAATACGAAAAGGATCTGTTGCCGAGATAACTAGTCGCGATACATATATAAATAATAAACCGGTTATTGGTGGTTTGTTTGATCCTAGAATGGGAGTTTTAGAACCAGGATTAATTTGTCCGACGGATGGTTTAGATTATATGCAAACTCCTGGTTACGCGGGTCACATTGAATTAGCGCGCCCCGTATTCTATATTCAATATTTAAGCACTATATTAAAATGCTTGCGTTGTATTTGTTTTAAATGTAGCAAACTGTTGGTGAGCAAAGAAAAATACAAACAAGCGCTGAAATTACAAGGTGACGCGCGATGGAAATATGTGTTTTCATTGGCTAGCAAAATTAAGCGATGTGGCGAAGATATTGAAGACGGATGTGGTTGCCTTCAACCGAATAAAATTCGAAAAGAAGGATTGGCAACTATATTTGCGGAGTGGAAAAGCGAAGGTTCAGGTGATGACTCTGAGCCCATTATTATTAAAGTCACGCCTGAAATGACTTTGAAAATATTGAAAAGAGTTTCTGACGAAGATGTGTCATTTATGGGTTTCAGTCCTGTTTATTCTAGACCTGATTGGATGGTTTGTCAAGTGATGTCTGTTCCGCCTCCGGCAGTTAGACCCTCAGTGAAACATGACGCTCAGCAAAGATCTGAAGACGACTTAAGTCATATTTTAGTGAATATCATTAAAACCAATAAGACTTTACAGGAAAAACTTCAAAATAACGCTCCTTCAAATGTGATTGATGATTGGACTACCGTGTTACAATATTATATTGCGACGCAAGTAGATAATAAAATTCCTGGTGTTGCTTCAGTTGCGCAGCGTTCGGGAAGACCTTTGAAATCAATTAAAGACAGATTAAATGGTAAAGGTGGTCGTATGAGAGGTAATCTTATGGCAAAACGTGTTGATTTTAGCGCTCGTTCAGTTATCACAGCAGACCCTAATATTTCCATTAGAGAACTCGGTATTCCTATGAAAATTGCCAAAAATATCACCAAACCTGTTATCGTTAATAAAATTAATAAAGCGTTTTTGACAAAATTAGTGCAAAATGGTCCTGAGAACTGGCCTGGAGCTAAAATTTTGGAGAAAAAAAATGGCGAATCTATTACCTTACGATATTTTCTAGATAGACAATCCATTGTACTCGAAGAAGGTGACATTGTTCACAGACATATGATGGACGGTGACGCCGTTCTATTTAATCGTCAACCAACTCTTCACCGAATGAGTATGATGTGTCATATCGCACGGATTATGAAGCGAGGTGATACTTTCAGAATGAATGTGGCCGATAAACTGGTGTCGGCAAAAGGGAGCACTAAAAATGTTTAACTCCCTAGTGAATAAATGAATGTAAATTGAGGCAAAATAATATAAAAATATATTAATATAAAATATAATGGAAACAAAATGTTGTTCTAGATGTAATGAAAATAAAGAGATTGATAATTTTATAAAAAAACGGAATATTTGCAAAGAATGTAGTAATAAATGGGCTAAAATTGCTAGTGAAAAAAGACATATTTTGTTAGTTACAAATAATGAAACCAAAATTTGTAAAGTTTGTAGCAAAGAAAAACATTTATCTGATCTAATTAAAAATAGATTTCTTTGTAAAGATTGTAATAATGAAAAATATAGAGATATGTATAAAAATGATGAAAATTTTCGCTCAAAAGTTCTTTTAAAGGATAAGAATAAAAATAAAGAAGTCTCTAATAAAGCTCAAAGAAAAAGATATCATACTAATCCAATTGGAAAATTTATGAGAATTCAAAGAAGTCGTATTACAATTGCTTTAAAAAATAAGCAAAAAAATACAATTGAATATTTGGGTTGTAATGCAGACCAATATTTCAATTGGTTACAATATAATTTCATTGATAGTGTTAAATTTGAAA